TCAGGCTGCTAGGATGCAGAGGGCTACTGAGATGGGGTTTGAACCACAGACGTATTATCACGGAACCAATACTGGCTTTGATAGCTTTGATCCAACAAAGGCTGACCCGTCTCGGCGTGGCACAATTTTTATGTCAGACAACCCTGCTGTTGCGTCAACATATGCGACTATAGCGGGAAGTAAAAATGTCATGCCACTTATGATTAGACCGGAAAGACCAATTCAAGTTTATGCCAGTGGTGCAAACTGGAACAAATTGCAGGGCGATACTGTAGTAGATTTACCAGCAAGGGTAGGGCCGCCAGATGAATACGATGTATTGCTGGCAGAGTTAAGGGGAACTATGCCGCCAACAAGTAAAGAGTACCCAGCAGCAAGATCAACTTTGAAAGAATTATTTCCCGAAGTCTTTGCTGAAAGACTTGATAGCAATAGCAAGATGAATACAAACGATTTATCGAGATGGGCGCAATATCAAGGCGCTGACTCCCTGATATTCCACGATATCATTGATACTGGCCCAACATTCTTAAAAAACAAAAAAGCGTTTCAACCGTCAAAAAACGTAGTTATGTTTGAGCCTGAAAAAATCCGATCAATATATGCCGATTTCAACCCAGCCAAGCGCAGCTCAGCAAACCTATCCGCTGGCATTATGGGTGGCGCTATCGGCCTATCAGCCCTACGAAACATAAACCAACAAGAGGAAAAGTGACAAATTCTGTCACCTATTGACAATAAACGTCACATTGTGTCACCCTGCCTACAGGCCACCAGACCTTTTCTGGGCTATCACCTACAAGGGCACCTATGACGCAACCAGACAAATACCAAATTGAAGTCGGCGATGAGACTCAGGAGACTGAGGTCATTCAAGAGGTTCAAGAGGTAGAAGAGTCTGAGGAGCAGGAAACTGCTGCCGAACCGTCAACGGATAGTGGGGAGACCCACGATAAACCTATCTTCACCGAGCAACAGCAGCGGATATTCGACGAGGCAATCGGAAAAAAGGTATTCAAGCTCCGTGAAAAAGAGCGTGAGACCGAACAACTCCGAAAACAGCTTGAAGAATTCCAGAAAACTGAAACTCGGTCACGGCCATTTATACCTGACATGCCAGACCCGTTCGCTGTAACCGACGAGGAGTACAGGCGAAAGGTTCGGGAGCGTGAACAGGCGTTGATATCCGTGGCGTCCTACGATGCACAACAGCAGATGGTTGAACAACACCGACGAGCTGTAGCAGAGCAGGCCGCGCAAAAGCAGCAAGAGGTATTGGTAGAGAAAGTTCAGTCTTATTCGGAGCGTGCAAAGACGCTAGGGATTAGACCAGACGAACTGCAAGCCGCTGGCGCTGTTGTTGGGAATTTCGGGATTGATGACTCACTGGTGCAGTACATCTTAGAAGATGACCAGGGGCCACTGATCACTAAGTATCTATCGCAGAACGTCCAAGAACTGGACAACCTGCGATACATGCATCCAACGCAAGCTGCTGTAAGGATTGCGACACTCATCAAGTCGAAAGCTGCTGCCCTGAAACCAAGACTAACCAATGTCCCTAATCCTATTCGGCAACCGCAACCCACTGGGATTGCACCAAAACCGAAGGGGCCAAGGGGCGCAACTTTCGAATAGGTGAATAAAAATGGCTAATAATCTCAGTAGTAACGTAACCCGTAAAGTCGCCCGTGTGTTCCTTGATGCTTTCGAGAACTCACGGGTAATCACAAAGACGGTTGACACTCAGCTTCTGGCTGACAAGTTCAACCCGTCATCTGGTAGCACTGTGGACTTCAAGCGTCCCCATGACTACAAGACCATCCGCACCTCTGGCGGTGACATCTCCTCGTCTACCAAGAGCGAGATCATTGCCGGTAAAGCCACTGGTACTGTCCAGAACTACTTCACTGCTGCTACCGAGTGGGGCAATGTGGAAGAGGCTCTGCAACTGGATCAGCTTGAGGACATCCTGGCTCCGATGGCGCGTCGCATTGTGACCGACCTCGAACTGGACTTCGCATCCTTCATGCTGAAGAACAGCTCACTGCGTTATGGTACCCACGGCACAGCAGTGGATGCGTGGTCTGATGTGGCTGGCGCTGCTGCGTTCATGGACTCAATGGGTATTGATCCTAGTGCAGACCGTTACTACCTGATGAATCCCTTCACGGTAGCTGGCCTGGCAAGTGCTCAGTCCGGTCTGACCTCTGTTGACAGCCTGATTCGTACAGCGTGGGAGAATGCCCAGATCAGCACCAACTTCGGTGGTCTTCGTGCATTGTCTGCAACGACTCTGGCGAGCTTTACATCAAGCTCTGGTGCAGACCGTGCCGGTACGCTGAGTGCTGCACCTGACGCAACCTACGTCACTGCTAAAGACACAATGACCCAGTCTCTGGCGGTCACTGGGTTCCAAGCGAACATGGTTGTGAAGGCTGGCGAACTGGTCACCATTGCAAGCGTCAACCGTCTCAATTGCTCTACCCGTCAAGCGATGGTCAGTGCAACTGGCGGCAACGTGGCATGGACTGGTGTTGTGACTGCTGACGTTACTCTTGGCGCGTCTGGTGAAGGCACCCTGGTAGTGGCTGGCCCTGCGATCTACGAAGCAACTGGTCAGTACAACACTGTAACTGCTGCACCTGCTAACGGCGCTGTGATTACAATCGTGTCTGCCACTGCAACCCTGTACCAGCCCAACCTGTTCTATGCCAAGCAAGCGTTCGGCATGGGCACTGTGAAGCTGCCAAAGCTGTACTCCACTGACACTGTTGCGACTACCTCTGACGGTATGTCCATCCGCATCAGCAAGTACAGTTCAGGTGACACCAACAAGCAGCAGATTCGTTTCGACCTTCTGCCTGCGTATGCCTGCTTCAACCCGCTGATGTCCGGGCAGGGGTTTGGCGTGTAAGTAGTATTGGTGGCGCATCTTACGGGGTGCGCCACCATTTCCATCTGGGGTGAATCATGCCAAAAGCAAAAGACCCGCGATTAGACAGAGTCGGCGTTGAAGGCTTCAACAAGCCAAAGCGCACTCCGAGCCATCCTACAAAATCCCATGTTGTCGTTGCCAAAGTAGGCGACGAGATTAAGACGATCCGCTTCGGCCAGCAGGGTGTGAGCGGTAGTCCAAAGCGTGAAGGCGAGTCTGAAGCAGACCGCAAGCGCAGAGCTTCATTCATGGCAAGACATCGAGAGAACATCAACAAAGGCAAAATGTCTGCGGCTTACTGGGCCGCCAAGGAAAAATGGTGAGCACAAGTATCTGGATTAAGCCAAGTGGTGTAGAAGTCAAAGTGGACAGCGGTAGCTACGAAGCTGCTGCAAGTCTTGGCTGGAAGCCTAAAGATCAACAGCCGGTAGTTGAAGCAAAGAAACGTGGTCGTCCAGCCAAATCAGGGGTGTGACATGAAAGGCTTATATACAAACATTGCAGCAAAAAAGAAGCGCATTAAAGCAGGTTCTGGCGAGAAGATGCGTAAGCCTGGCACTGCTGGTGCTCCTACTGCCAAATCGTTCAAGCAGGCGGCTAAGACCGCTAAACCGAGGTTTGAATAATGGCAACAGTTGCCCAAGTAGCGAAAGCATCATTGCAAGCGATTCTGGTACAAGCGTCAGAGGCTCCACTGGAAGCTGACGAGTATCAGGACTTTATCTTTGCAATGAACAACTACATGGCATCACTTGCTGCCAAGGGCGTCAACCTTGGTTATACCAATGTATCTACGTTAGCGGATTCCGTTACCGTTCCGCCTGGCGCTATTACTGGATTGATTGCCAACATGGCGATTCAGTCTGTTCCCTATTACGGTGGTGTAGTTACTCCTGAACTTGCAATGACTGCTAGGGAAGGTATGCAGGCAATGCGTCAACTCGGTCAGATCATTACTCCGACCAGACTACCATCTACACTACCGATTGGTTCTGGTAATGAAGAGTCTATATACGGTTATTCGTCGCACTTCTACACTGGTGACGAGACTGGCATTGCTACTGAAACCAACGGACTAATCGGATTGGAGACATCAACAAATGGTTGACCGTTCGTATGGCGTAAGACAGAGCCAGTTCATTGAAGAGACATCAGTCCCTGCTGGGTCGTCGCTGGGGTTCTTCAATGCCGGCTACAACTACCAAATCACTTATGCAAACTTCCTGTCAGGTCTTGGGGTAACCGGGTCGATTGTGCAGGATGGAAATGTCACCGGCACTCCGGTGCTGGATGTGTCAGGCACTGTAAACAATATCCGCAACCTTGAGAACGGCGCCGGGGTCGCGTGTAGCGTGTCAGCAGAGAATGGAATTACAGTGGCTCACAACTTTACTGTCAACGCCACCGGCTCTCCGTTGATGCTGAATACCACAGCACTCAGTCCGACATTTGTCTCGCTGGTCGCTGGTACAGGCATCACGTTAACAGCGGCAAGCAGTACAATCACGATTACCAACACTCCGGCAGTGGCGCAGGTGCGTGGTCAGGTGTATATGCAGGGCAACGCTACCGCGACGGTAATAGCGTCCACTGCTACACCTGTACTTGTTGCGGGAACGTGGACTGTCGATCTGTCGACTAACGCAACCTGCACAACAGCCGGCCGAATTACTTACACTGGAACAACGACTCAGATACTGACAATCAACGCAGCATTGAGCTTAGACCCAGCCAGCGGCTCTAACCAGAACATACAGGTCTATCTGTACAAGAACGGTGCTGCAATTGCTGGCTCCAGAATAGAATCAAAGATGAACACTGGTGAACACTTAGCGGTTCCGCTTGTGTATCAAATATCAATGGCGACCAATGACTACATTGAGATTTATGTTCAGAACTCTACGGCAACAAATAACATCACGGTAAGCCGAGCTGTATTGAGTATTAACTAATGCCAGCACTTCCCATTACCAACGGGTTTTATGTCAGTCCGTCGCTCCCATTGAGTGCGCAGGAGTGTTTGAACTGGTATCCGAATATCAGTGAGACTGCTGCGCTGTCGCAAGAAAATCTCTTCGGTACGCCGGGAATTGTTCAACTAGTGACTTCTGGGACTATCCAAAATCAGAACCGTGGTATGCATGAAATGTCAGGCGTGGCGTATGCGGTGAACGGTGGCAAGCTATACAAGATCGTTGAAACGGTGGTACTTGCTGTTGCATCGTATTCACTAGATGAGCTTGGGAGTATCGCTGGGACTGCGCGTGTATCAATGGCAGACAACGGCACGCAACTGATGGTGATGGTACCTGGTGGTAATGGGTACATCTACAACCATGTCACTGATACGCTAGTTCAAATCACGGATGTTGATTTCATTGCCAATGGTAATCCACAGTTTGTAGTGTTTGTGGATAGTTACTTCGTATGCACTACGGATACAAAAAAGTTTATCTGTTCTGCTCCGAATGACGGGACAAGCTGGAACGCTTTGGATTATGGAACGGCTGAGTCTGACCCTGATGTCACTGTTGCTCCCATAGTCTTCAAGAATCAACTATTCATTTCAGGTTCGCAAACCATTGAAGCATTCCAGAATATAGGCGGTGCTGACTTTCCATTTCAAAGAACTGGCCTGTTTATTCAGAAAGGCGTAATGGCTCCATACTCGCTGATAAACGCTCAAGATACGTTTGTATGGGTCGGCGGTGGAGAGAATGAGGGGCCGTCTATCTGGGCGCTGTCTGGTAACGACTCGGTAAAAATATCCACAACACCAATTGATAACTTGTTACAAAATCTTACACAGGAACAGCTTCAGGATATTTATTCATGGGCCTACGCTCAGAATGGTGCTTATTTCATAGGGTTCACGCTTCCTTTAAGAACGCTGGTTTTTGACATGGCGTCAAAGAGGTGGCATGAAAGGCGATCATTTCTTGAGGGTGAATTGTCACGATTTCGCGTGTCCGATATGTGCAAGGCATACAATCAGATATTGTGTGGTGACTTTGTTGACGGCAGGATTGGGAGAATTGATCCTCTAGTATTTACTGAATACGGGGATACTATTATCCGCCGGGTGTCCACTCAGCCTTTCCAAAACAACATGAAATCAATGTTCGTACCGTCGATTGAATTAACTGTCGAATCAGGTGTTGGCAATGACGCAGTGACCGAGCCAACGATTACAATGGAACGCAGCAGGGATGGGAAGACTTGGTCAGACCCAAGGACAAGGGCTATAGGTAAGATCGGTGAATATGACAGGCGTGCTATTTGGAGGCGCAACGGTCGAGTCTCTCGGTTGGAGGTATTCAGATTTACGCTGACTGACGCAGTTAAGCCTGTAATTATCCGGTTGGATGCTGAAATTATCGGCGGTGTGAAATGACGCCATTATTGAATGCGGGACAACCTATCGTTGATGGGTCAGGAAAGATGGCCCAAGCGTTTAGGACATGGACACTGGACGCATCCTTAAGTATCCCTATTGTCGGCACTGGTTCACCTGAAGGCGTGGTTGAGGCAAGACAGTACCAACTGTATATAAACGCTGCTGGCGCCGCTGGTGCAATTGAATACCGGAAGATGCTCCCTGAGATCGGTGGAAACAGGTTACAGGGATGGCTATTAGTATGACCGTCCGAAACGCGGGTATAGACGATATTCCTGAAATAATAGAACTTGCCAAGAAGTTTCATGCAGTGTCGGGGTATGAGTGCCTTGAGTTTGATCGCGATACGGTTGAGCGAATTGTCATGCAATCTATCGATCAAGAATTATGCCCAGTTGCTGTTATAGACGGGGAAGTAGTTGGGTTTTTGCTTGGGTTACAGTTTCCCGCATTACTGAACGCAAATATTATGGTGGGAACTGAGATTGCGTGGTGGGTTGAGCCTGGGCATAGAAGCAAACCAATTGGTGTAAAGTTGTTGAAATATATAGAAAAGCAGGCACAAAGCAAAAAGTTAAAATTTTGGTCTATGATGTGTTTGGAAAAACTAAACGCAGACGGGTTAGAAAGTATTTATGAGAGAATGGGATATAAGAAGGCCGAGCGCACTTATATAAGGTTATTCTAATGATGAGGTTATTCTAATGGTAATGGCAACTGCAACAGCATTAGCATTGGGCAGTGCTGGCGCATCCTTGGCTGGCAAGGCTATGGATCGTCGCGCTGCTGGCAAACAAGCCAATAAAGCCAACGCTATCTATGAGCAAAGAGCCAACGAAGCTAACGCCGTCAACCAGCAAAGAGCCAACGAAGCTAACGCGTTCTACCGGCAAATGGCCGATGAAGCTAACGTCTTCAACCAGCAAAGAGCCAACGAAGCCAATGTTTTTTATCGGCAAAGTGCCGATGAAGCCAACGCAATGGCTCAGAAAAGAACTGATCAACAGATGGGCATGTTGAATCAGGCGCGTGGATTGATTGGCCCAGCCTATCAACGATCTGGCGACATACGTCAGCAGGCTTTGAATCGAAGCCTGGGGCTTGCTGGTCAAATGTTTATGCCGCAAATGCAAGCTATGCAAGGTGGGAACTACGCTGCTCAACAGGCAATCCTTGGTGGTCTACCTGCACAACGAGCTGCTTTGCTTGGCGGTAGAATGCCAGCACCAGCACAGGCCCAGATGCTCCCATTTGATCAGAATGCTATGCCGGGATTCATCAATCCTACCGTCCCGAATTTGAGAGGCTGAAATGGCAACTGCGGCTGACATCCAAAACTGGTTCAGGAACAACCCTGGCGCCACTGATGCGCAGATTTATGCCGTCATGCAGGAAAACAAGGTTACACCAGAAGCTCTGCAACAAGCGATGGGTTTCAACCTTGCCGAGCTTCAACAGCGATATAACGCAGCGCAAACAGCGGCTACGCCTACAAGTCCGGCAGGCACGGGTAATGCTGCTACGCCTACAAGTCCGGCAGGCACGGTTACTGCGGCTGACATTCAGAATTGGTTCAGATCCAACCCCGGCGCGACAGATGAGCAAATCTATACCGTCATGCAGCAAAACAAGGTCAGTCCAGAGGCTGTGCAGCAGGCGATGGGTTTCAACCTTGCTGAATTTCAACAGCGGTATGCTGCTCAGCAAGCCGCTGCTACGCCTATAGGTCTGGCAGGCTATGAACAAGCCGCCGAGAAAGGTTTGTCCGGTGCAACTTCTCAGCTTCAGAGTACGCTGGCAAACATCAACAACCTGTACGGGATAAATATCACAGACCTTCAGAACGCTGCTGCTGGCGCCAGGGGCGATATTACCAAGGGGTATGATGACGCTAGTGGCTATATTACGAAGGGTTATGATGACGCTAGGGGCGATATTACCAAGGGGTATGGTGAGGCTAGGGGTTACTTTCAGCCGTTCTACCAAGGCGGTCAAACAGCCTATCAACAGCAGATGGCATTATCAGGTGCGCTGGGCCAAGACGCATTCAACGCTGCGCGTCAAGAATCTCCTTATGAGAAGTTTCTTTTTGAACAGGGCATGAGGTCGAACCTTGCTGGAGCGTCAGCCACTGGTGGTCTTGGTGGTGGTAATGTCCAAAAAGAACTACAGAGATTCGGTCAGGGTCTGGCTTCGCAGGGTCTACAGCAGCAGATCGGTAATTTGAACACGCTATCTGGGTATGGAATGCAGAGTGCTGGCAATTTGGGCAATCTCGCAACTGGCGAGGCCGGCATGTTGGGTAATCTAGCAACTGGCAGGGCTGGGGCGATGGGCAATCTAGCAACTGGCAGGGCTGGGGCGCTTGCTGATATCGGCCTAAACACTGCACAGAACATTGCCAGTGGTCGAAGCCAACAAGCTGGCTTTGAGGCTAATGTTGGGACGAATATCGCACAGATGCGGCAGAACACTGGACAGAACATTGCCAGCAACCGGATGAGCGTGGCAGAGATGATTGCTCGGCAGCAGGAGAACGCGGCACTGCAACAGGCGAACATGCTGGAGTCGCAAGGCATCAATATGTCCAACCTGTATGGCACTCAAGGGCAGAATCTAATCAATCTTGGGCAGAATGCTTATAACCAATACATCCAAGATGTACAAAACGAAGCAATGACGCAGGCTGATTTGTATCGGGAACAGGGCAATGTGTTGGGTGGACAGCCATTTGCACAGGCACAGTTGGCACAAGCAGATTTAGCACAACCACAATACGCACAACCGGCAGGGTTTACACAAGCAGAGTTCGCACAAGCGCCACCAACTAATTACTCTGGCATGGTGTCAGACGCATTTAGCGCAGCAGGGACTGGCTACGAGCTTGGAAGAAGGATGCAGAATCCTGCTACATCTTGGCAGCAGAACAACACTAGACCAGGGTATGGCCCAACCTATTCAGGCCCGTATCAAGGTGGTCAGCCATCGTATAATTATTTGAGTGGAGCTGGTCTTAAAAAATTAGTTGGGGGTGGATAGTGGCTATTAACACTGGTGATTTGTTAATGGGTCTTGGCGCTGCTATTGGCGGCACTGGCCCACAGTTTATCCAAGGTCTTGATCAAAGAGATCGGCAACGGACTGAACAGAAGCGTGCTGAACTTCAGGGTAGACAGCAGGCAATGTATCAAGACGCTGCTACGGGTCTACAGCTAGTTCGTGCAGGTGACCTTGACGGTCTCATTGCGCTCGGTGAGGATCGTTTGCAGCTTCTTCAGACTTACCCTGATGCAGACCCGTCTGACACACAGAGAATCATACAGCTTGCACGTTTTGCAAAGCAAAATGACCCAGTAGCACTGCGTAATCTTGCAATGGAACTTACGGCAGCAACAAGCCGTGGGCTGTCGATGGGGCTTATCAAGATGCCTGAAGCGCAGAAGCCGATGATTGTGGGTGCGGATGAGACAGTGTTTGATCCGGTGACCGGAGAGGCTCTGTACACTGGCCCCGGCAAGCCTGCTGATCGTAAGACTGCCGAAGATCAGAATGGGGTTCTCCGATTCATTGATAATGGCGAACCCGTCTATCCGAACGTACAGCAAACAACTACAAGTGAAGAACAAGCACCATTGACTGATATTGGTAAACTCAATCGAGCTTTACAAACTGGCGAAATTACACAAGCGCAATTTGATGCTGCAACACAGCCAAAGCCTGTTGAATCAAAAACATATCAAGAGTCTGGCGAACTTAGAAGGGAGTTTTCGGCTATTCCTTTAGTTAGAGATTTCTCACAGCAAGCAAGCGCATTCGGAAGAATACAGGAGTCTGCGAGAGACCCTAGTGCCGCTGGTGATATGTCGCTGTTGTTTGGATACATGAAGCTGCTAGATCCTCAATCTACTGTGCGTGAAGGAGAACAAGCGCAGGCCCAACAAGCCACAGGAATCCCCGGTAGAGTGCTTAATGCCTACAATGCAGCAGTTAGCGGTATAAGGTTAAATGACGAACAGCGTGCTGATTTTTTAGACCGATCAAACAGGCTTTACAAGAGTGCAGAATCTGGGTTTATGAGTATTTATAACCAATATAGCGATTTGGCAAAGCGCAGAAAATTGCCCATTGAGGATTCGCTTATTGATTACCGTATTGGGTCAAAGTCAATTGGACAAGCTCCCCAGGATTGGATTAGTTCTGGGCTGAATCAGATAGATTGGGATGCTCTTCCAGAAGCTGATAAAAAGGCATATCTGGAGGCTAACTAATGGCTAAAACTAAAGAGCAAATAATTCAAGAGGCGCTTGCTAGAAAGCAGCCTGAACGGTTTGTTGGCCCGGTTGGAATGGTTCCAGAAGGCCCAATTACTAGACAATCAATTATTGACGCTGCACTTGCTAGAAAGTTGACTTCAGCACCTGTACAACCACAATCTTCGTTTCGTCAACGATTAGCTGAAACGGGAGATTTAGAG